GGCGGGGGATGGGATGGCAGGCATGGTGTTTCCTTTCTTGATGAAGAGAGGGGGCCGTAGCCCCCTGCTTGCTTAGGAGGTGCGGCGAACCACCCAATTCGGCAGCGTCACAGCGGCACCCCAGAGGATGTCGAAGCGGCTGATGCGGCGGTTGTTGGTGATGTCGAAGCCGCGCACGAAGCGCAGGCTGATAGAGCCCTCGTCCGCGAGCGATGCCTGCGCGGCCATGTCCATGTTGTTCGGCAACTCCATTTCGGGAGAAACGAACGTGATGGCGTCACGGTGCCAGATCAGGTTTTGGCGATAGGCCGTGTTGGCGGTGCCGGTAACGACAGTGATGGCCGCGTTGTCGGCCGGGCGCGCGGTGACGTTCTGGAACGCGCCGCCAGCGACGATGGACGGAGAGATGACCACCGTTGCATTGCCAGAGCCGTCCGAACTGGTATCGGCCGTCACCACAAACTGCATCAAACGGCCCAAGTCCTGTTTGGTCTCGGGGTTGACCGCGTTGACGCCAGCGATGGTGAACACATCGCCACGGCGCAGGCGGAGGGCAGCCGCAGCCGTCCAGCCGTCAGTGACAAGCGAGGTCGTCGCCGCGTAGGGGTTGTCCGTCGCGCCAGCGTTGATCAGGCCTTGGTTTGCGCCATTGACCAGCGGCGTGCCACCCAGAGGGCCGACCGTGTGCGTCGGCACGTTTTGGCTCATCACCATGTTCAAGCCGAGCGCGTCTTGCAAAACGCCCTTCTTGTAGTTCTGGCTGATCTCCGAAGAGCTATTGAACAGACCCGAGAAACCACCGATCAGGGCAGCATTTGCAGCCGGCGAGAACGCTGCATAGCGCATGCCGTCACGCGGGCAGCTCATGTCGTCCATCGGGACTTGAGCATCGGCCACGGCTTGGTACGAGCTGGGGCCAGTGCCGGGGGTGCCGACGAAGTTGAAGCAAGCGTTCTTGACCAGATTGGCAACCTGCAAATCAATCTCAGCAGAGATGCGCAGGCCGGCAGGCTTCAGGTAGCGGTCGCGGAATGCCTTGTCCACGGAGCCGTCATTGCGAACCGCCGTAGCCAGCTCGAAATCGCTCACGGCAAAGTCGATACCAAGCTCAGGATTCACCACCACGGGGACGGTGGATTCGGTAACGTCCTGAATGTTCGCAGCCGCGCCGTTGCGGATGGTGAATTGGACGGGCCGACGCGCTTGGATCGTGGAGCCGGGCGCATACTTGCCCTTCCACATCTTGTCGTAGTCGGTGTTCATGTTGCCCAGGAATGCGCTGTTGTTATGCGCGATTCGGAGCACCTCATTCGTGATGAGGGTGGATACTTGCAGGCTATTTGCCACGATTTATTCCTTTCAAGCGCTCTTGCGCTCTTGCTCGTTGGCCCACTTCATCCAGGCTTTGGTATCTGCGGGGTTGGGAGCGGTGTTCAGGGGTGCGCGACCGCGAGCGGACTCAAGCGGTGCGGGTGCGTTCGAGGCTTGGGGCTTGGCCTCGGCTTTCTTGGCGGCAATCTGCGCTTCGAGCTTGGCGACGTAACGCCCAGCCTGCACGGCAGACATGCGGCCCAGCTTGGCGGCCTCTTCCTCGTGGTCTGGGTCTGCGAGGTACTCGATCAACGCTCGGGGCTGGTCAGACTCAAAGATGGCGTCGGCTGCTGGCTTTGGCCGACCGTCTTGGTCTGCCAGGCCGCCGAGCGCGTCATCGAGGTCTGCCGCGTAGGCGTCGAACTTCTCTTGGCCCCAGTCCTTCGCAAGCCCTTCAACGATGCTGCGGCGCTGCTCAATCTCGGCCTTCTGCTGCGTGATCGTCGGGGCCAGTTCTTGCGCCCTTTGGTCGATCAATCGCTGCAATTCAGCGCGGGAGAGCTGCAAAGGCTCGTCGTCTGCTTGCTGCGTAGCAGTCTGCCCCGCAGAGTGGTTGGGTGTATTGGCTACTTGTTGGCCTTGCGTGCGCGCCTGAAGCTCGTACTTGGCGCGCGTCAGGTTGTCCACGCGCCGACGAAGGCGGGCAATCTCGCGTTCTTCGGGCGTCTTCTCTTTTCGGGGAGGTTCGCCGTTCTGCTGCTCTGGCTCTTTGCCTTCGGGCTGTGCTTCGGCTTGGGTTTCGAGCGGGGCAGGTTCTTGCCCGCCCGCCACGGTCGGCAGTGCGCCGACATCCGGCAATGCGGTGTCTTGGATTTCCACGGTGATGACTCCACGGCACTAGGCCGCTAGGGATCGCGCGGGGTGCGCGGTCAAGTCATGCGTGTGGCTCCTTCAATGTGTACCGGCAGGGGCTTGGAAATCTGGTCAGACCAGCGCGCCGGTCGTGACCTTGCGGATCGACTCGCGGCCAAAGTCCACGGTGCCAGAGGACACGCCACGGAAAAACGCCTTGTCGTACACCTCAAAGCCAGTGGTGCCGGCCGGGATCGCTACTGGGGCCGTCTTCCAGATGAATACCGTGTCGGCAGTAAGGAACTGCCCGAGGTCGTGGCCGGTGTTGACGTTCTCGTAGATGCCGCCGTAGCCGCCGCTGATGCCATCGAACGCCGATCCGGCGCCCGAAAAACGCAGGCGGTTCTCAAACTGCTGCATCAGCGTCAGACCCGATGCGACAACGCGGATTTCCCGGAACGCCTGGACCACATCGCCGACAACAAACGGAGCCAGCGCAATGCCGCTTGCTGCGAGCAGAGCACCGTCCCCGTTGACCGCAGCGGTATAGGCCAGCCGTTGCCAGTTGCCGGCAATATCCGTGCGCGCGACAAGGCTGGCCGTCCCCGCGCCAGCGCCCGAGGTCGTGTAGTTGTGCAGGTTGAAATTTGAGCCGGCTGCAATGGTGCCCGTGACGTTTGTATCGCCACCCGCAGCCGCGCGCGTGCCGCCACCTTTGAGTGGGCCGGGGCTCGTGCTCTTGCTGGTTTCGTCTACCGCGAGGCCAAAGCGAGCCGGCGCCTGAAAGTTGGCGCGCAGCAGCGTAGCCAGGGCGCTGCCGATGATCCAGCCTGCCGCGATGTAGGGGTGAATGCCGTCCGTTTTCTTGAGCGCCTGGCCTGCGCCTGACTTGCTGAGATAAGTGACCGTGTTCTCAGGCCACGGCGCACCGGCTGTCTGGGCCGGATCAAGGTAGAGCAGGTCAGGCTCAAACAGCAGGACATCACGGCGAGCGCGGGCCATCTCTCGGATTTTGGTGTTGAGCCAGGCCCATGCCTTGCTGCCGTTGCCGCGCGAATAGGTCGTGAATGCAGAGACTGCATCAATGTTGCCGCTTGGCAGCAAGGTTTGAACGATGACCTTTTTGCCAGCCGTGCGCGCGGCGTCCACTGCGAGGACATAGGCGTCAAACCGGGCCGAGATCGTTGCCAGATTCGGCGCCGCACCAGCCCAAACATCGTTTTCAAAGATGTTGGCGAAGAACACAACGTCAGGATTCGCCACCGACAACACCTCGGGCAGCTTTGCCAGGATGGTGTCGGACTGCCGGCCCGACTGCCCGACGATGTAGACCTCATCGAACGGCTGGCCCGTCAACGCCTGGGCGATTGACCACCACGACAGTCCGTAGACCGCCGATGTGTTGGTCGTGGCGATGGCTTGCCAGGTCACGGTGCCATCCACCACTGTGGCGCCAATCGTCAGCGGCCATGTCGGCTCAGTAGCGCCCATCACGCCCGTATTCAGCGCCTGAAACTTCACAAACTTGACGCCGTTTGTCAGGTCCATCGTCGGCGGCAGCAGGGTCTGCCCGGATGTGATCGCGCCTCCGGGCGTCCAGTTGCCGGCCGTGTAGGCTTCTCCACCAATCGCCGGCCGGGCTTGCCCCGTGATGCTGTTGCCGAGCAGCGCTATGCGGGCGCCTTTCCCAGCCCCTGACACCAAGGCTGCGACTGCATCCTGATAACCTGGCGCCGTGTAGGTTGGCGAGCCCGAAAGCGCCGTAAACGTCACAAGCGTTCCATTTTCAAACGGCCCGATTTCCTGCCCTGTGCTTGTCGTGGCTTTGACGGTCCGTTGCCCAGACGTTGCGGACGGGCCAGCCCATGACACCTGCATCACATCGGCGGATGCACAGATGACCGTGACGAACTCGCCGGGAACGGCAGTGGTGTACTTGGCTGAGAGAGGTGCAACTAGGGTCGGCATGGCTAGCCCTCCAAGCCCATTTCGGGCATAGGTTCTTCAATTGGTGACTCTTGGCCGAGATCGCCGGGCAGCGGCTGCATTTCGTAGGACTCGGGCTGCTCGTCAGGGCCGCCGTCCCATCTCAATTCGGGGGCCGGCTCGTTCATCTCTGCGGGCAACGGCTCGGGTTGGCTCAGCATCGAGTTCAAGAGGTCGCCGACGATGGCCTTGATCTGCTCTTCGTTCGCGCCCGTCACCTGTAGCCGCTTGGTTTCGGCGTCATAGGCCTTGAGCTGCAATTCGCGCTCTTTGACCTCAATCTCTGCGGACTTGTCCTCTAGCTGCTGCTGGCACTCGTCTAGCTCTTGCTCTGCCTCTTGCGCGGTCGATACAGCCTCTTGCAATGCCTGCTGCATCTGCTGGAGCTTCTGCATCAAGTCGGCCTTGCTCGGGCCTTCTTGGTTGTCGTTTGGCTGCAAGATGGCCTTGACGGGCTCGGGCGCCATCGCCGTCAGAACCTGGGCGAGCTTGTCGGCGTGCGGGATGTCCAGCGTCTGCGCCCACAGCGGGGCAATGGTCGGGGTCATCTCAGGATTGCCGCGCATCATTTCGGCGAATGCCTGCTGAGCCTGCGTGCGCTGAGTTGCAAAGCTAGCACCAGCCACGACGCGAACGTCATAGCGGCCCACGTTGGGATTGATGCTCAACCCCTGATCGGTTTCGCGCACGGCCTCGGGCTGCGAGGGATCGAAACGCACGGCGCTCGGCGTCATGTCGATACCGAGAATCCGCATCTGCCGTGGCTTGTCGATCAGCCTCGGAACCATCTGCATGACGATGCGCCCAGCCTGGCCTACCGACGCACTCAGATGCGCAGGAAATAGGCTTGTGCTGCTTTCTCCCTGCTGCTTGCGCGCGTCAATCGCTACGCCGCTCGTCTCATTGCTCGGGGCGCCGAGATTGGCCTGATACATGCCTAGCGCGGCCTGGATATCCTGCTTGGCAGTCTCTGCCTCGGTGGCGTGGTTGGCGAGGTTGACGGCAAGCTGCGTGCGGCTCGGCGCGGAGATTGGCGCTCCCGTCTCGTCAATGTCGTGATAGGGCAGATACGCGCGGCTATCCACGCTGGCGCGATCCCAAAGCGGTTCAAGCCCCTGAATAGCGCGCACCGGCACTGTCCACGGCGCTTTAGGGGCCTGCGCCATGTAGGCCAGCATTTCGGAGCGGTGGTAGTTGTAGGCCCGCTGCGGAGCCATTGCCCGGCGAGGCATGCCGCAGTAGCGCAGGCGCCCGTTTGCGTAGCTCACATAGCCATAGACAGGCACGATGCCGATTGAGTCAGCCGGATAGATTGACTCTTCCAGCACATCGGCACCAGACATGCGCCGCCATTTGATCGTGCGCACCTTGTCTTTGTAGGTCATGCGCACGGGCAGCTTCTGGCCCAGGCGCTTGGCGGCCTCCCAATACTCGTCCTCGGTCAGCGCTGTTTCATCGCCCGGATTGCCGTTCGGGTCTTGGCAGACAATCATGTTTTTGGTCTGCTCTTCGGCCTGCCAACACTCGGCCACCAGCACGGATTCGCGCTCGTCCTTGACGTAGCAGCGATCCTCGGAGCCGAATGAAACCTTGTCCTTCTTGCCCCACTGGCGCTCAAACGAGCGGTGAGAGTACGGGGTCAGCACAAAGCCAAAGTCAGCGTCAGACCCATCAAGAGCCGTAGACCACGGATCAAACACCACCCGCAGCGGATCGCCCTCGCTACTGATGCGCGGCTCCTGCCAGTTCAGGGGCCGGCTCACGATCTCTGGCCTGACGATGAGATAGCCAACGCCAGCACGGGCCGCCGACCACTCAGCGGTCATGTAATGCTGCTGGGCGCGGGATTGGTACTCAACGAAGCGAAAAAAGCCGTCGAGCTGCTCAGCAACCCGGCGATCTGCGCCAGAGTCCACCGGCAGCGCGTGCATGGAAGGCGGCTGCTGCTCGATGTTGCCGACCACGTTTGAAACGTACTGTCCAATCTGGTCAAACACCATGCAGGGTCGCGCGCCGCCTGGGTCTGTCTCGCGCTTGCGCTTGATGTCGGCTTCCCACTGCTCGGGATTTGACGGCTCGGAAAACGCTAGGTCTTCCTCGATCTGCGTGCGCTGCTCCCGCGAAGCGTCCAGGGACTCGCGGTACAACTGCCCGGCTTCTGCGACGACATCGGTCATGGGCGCGCATATTCACGCGCGCGTGGCGTTAGGTATTGGCGAGGTATTGGCGAGGTATTGGCTAAGCCCGGACGCCCTGCGCCGCTGACTTTGTGAAATCGTGGGTCTTGCGCTGACCCAGCAATGCCCGCCGCGCGCCTTCGCAGGCATACCGCAGCGAGTCGATTACATGGTTGTCCTTGTCCGCCAGCTTGGGCAGCACCTGGCCTGTCAGCGGGTCGGTTTCGTAGCTGTACGCGCCCAGCTCATCAATTGTGTGCTTGCAGCGCGGGTGAACAACCACATCAAAGCTGCGAAGGAACTCGATTCCTTCCTCCAGGCTCTTGGCGCCCTTGACGGCTGCGAGCATTTTCGGGAAGCCGTGGCGCTGCATGTAGCTGATCGTTTCCGGCCTCGCGCTGTCAGCCGTTGTCGGCCAGCGCTCAGACTCCGGCACGGTCTGAAATAGCTGCGGCAGAAAGTCCACCTCGCAGCCCACGCGGTAAGCCTCATGGATCACATAGAGCGTGCGGCCGACGATTGCGCACTGCACCAAAACGCTTGGATCAATGCTGAATCCCCAATCCGCACCTTGGCGAAGAATCCAAGAAGGATCAACATCGAATTCCTCGATTCGCCAGTTGCGGAAAACGCGGGCCTCGCTGTTCTGCCGGTACTTGCCGAGCCACACATGCGCGTACTTCTCGGGATCGCGCGCGCGGTCATATTCCATTTCAGCCCGAAGCTCTGCGGGGAGCCACGGGTTGTCCATGTAGTTGACTTCGACTACCGCCGAATCAGGGGGCAGCTTCTCGCCGCGCAGTAGTGCGTCAATCGGGTCGGTGGCTTTGTCGGGGTTCCAGCCGAACCAGAGTTGGCTTCCGGGCTTGCGGATCGTCGGGCGCAGGAGCGTCAAGCTCTTGTCTGTCGCTGCCTGGGACTCCTCGAACCAAGCGCGGTCAAAGCCTTCAAGCGACTTGATCGAATCGCTCGTGTGGTTCTGCATGCCCTCGAAGATCGTGACGCCTCCCCGCTTGGTAAGGATGCGCCTGTCTTGCACCTCGAAGTAAGCGCCGGCATTGAATGCGCTGATCTTGGCTTCTAGCAGCTTCTTGACCGAAAACTCCAGGCTCTTGAGCGTCTCGCGCAAGCAAACCGCATCCAGCTTCTCGGCGATGTTCTCGCGCAGCCAGCGTTCGCCGAAATAGTGAGACTTGCCGGAGCCCCGGCCACCGTGCGCGCCGATGTAGCGGTGTGGGCCTTCAAGCGGTAGAAAAGCCTCGGGGACTTTGATGCGGAGTTCGCTCACGCCGGCTTGACTACCTCAACAACGATCTTTTGGAAGATCGACCCGCCGTCGCTGGTGATGTCCGCTTGCAGTTTCTCGCCGTAGCGCTTGGGATCCCACTTCGCAAGCAACTTCAGCCGCGTCTCGATGCGCAGCTTTGAGCGCTGCACATGCTCGCTGTCTAGCTGCTGGCCAATGACCTCGCCCTCAGCGTTGCGCTTGTCCATCCAGTCGTTGCGCGCGTCGTCGGCGATCTCCAAGCACTCGGACGCGATGGCGTCGAACCCGCTTACACGCGCGCGCGCGATGGCTGCGGCAAAGTCTTCGTCGGCGTCCATCCAGTCGTAAACGGTTCGCCATGCCGGCATTCCTTCATCGCGGCAAATCTCGCGCAGGGGCACACCTTCGGATAGCTGCTCAACGATGCGCGCCTTTGTTGCGGCGCTGTCCTTGGGCTTTTGGGGCATCACGCAGCCTCCAACATCTTCGCGCGTTGAAACCGCTTCCACCGCCTGCGAGCTTGGCCGGTGTGGTACTTGCCGCAGTGCTGGCAGTGGTAAGCCTCTACTGCGCAGCCGTCCTCGTGGTTTTGCCTCATACGCTTTGCTGCCTGATCGGCGAGCTTGAATGATCCAAACGGGTTTTTGCCCTCGCAGGCATGCTTAAAAGTCTGCTTTGGCTTTGGCGTCATGCTGTCACCTTCGCGGCGCGGTAGGCGGCAATCATTCGGTGCATCTTTTGGCTCGGCACCTGAAAGGATTCGAGCTGCCCATCTGCCACCATTGCCTTGAGGACTTTGTATGCAGCCGACAGGTCAACCAGGTACTTCCCGGCCACATCCTCCGCCGTGAGGTAATCACCATCCGGGCAAAGCCGATAGAACTCGGCCAGTTGTAGCCGCAGTGACGGCGGCGTGTCTTGGCTACGAGTTGGCATCATATGTCTAGCTCCTTTGCTTTAGCTCTGTACTCGCCCGCCAACGCCTGCAACACCTCCACCGTTGCCCGAACGGCTACGGGTGGCCCGTCCAGCCGGTCTAGGACTTCCTGCCCGATGCGCGCAGCAAGATTGCGGCGGTACTCGATCAAATTGCCGTGTTTGTGCAGATTGCAGGCCACGCACTGCCGGTGGATGTTTGCCTCGTCAAAGCGCAAGTCCGGCCGGGCGGCGGTGCTGTAGTAGTGCCCGGCGTGCCAAGCCTCTGCCGTGAGCGTGCTGCATGAGATGCAGGGCTGATCCTTGTCTCGGGCTCTGATGTAGGCATTGCAAGCCGCCTGGGCTCGCTTGAGCCAGTAGCTGCGGGGCTTGAGGGCTTGCAGGCGCTTGGCGTCGGCCTTGGCTTGGTCGCGGCTGAGCTTCTCGGCCCCGACAGTGCGGGCACATTCGATCCCGCACGCGGCCTGCATCGGGCGCAGCGGGCGGAACTTCTCGCCGCAGCCTTTGCATTTTTTGGGGCGCAGGATCGGCACCGATGCGCGGGCTTCGGGCTGGGTGCGGACAAGGGGGCCGCGCTTCATTCGCCCCCCGGGAACTTTACATTCGCGCCGTACAAAAAAGACTTGCGCTGCTGCTTTTCGTGCCGTACATTAATACACATGGACGGCGCGGTGCCGGACAGCAGCAGGAGAGAGAAATGCAAGTCGCTCACATCAACGCCAACGGCCTGAACCAAATCGCCGAAGCCCTGGGCCAGCATCACAAGCTGGGCCGCGACCACTTCACGCCCGCGATGCTCGGCGCCTGGGCTTCGGATGCCGAAGACAGCTTCAGCGACGGCCTGGGCTGCGAGTTTGAGATTCGCGGCATGGACAGCAACAGCGGCTCGCCTGTCATCGTGGTCATCACCGCAGAAGGCTTCGATGTTGAAGAGGTCGCCGAAGAATGAGCACCGCCCCGGAGAAGCCCAAGCGCCGGGGCCGCCCCCCCAAGCCGGCCGAAGAGCTGGCCAGCGAGCGCGTCGAGCTGCGGCTGACGCCGGCCGAGCGCGACAAGCTGCGCGACCTCGGCGGCGCGAAGTGGCTGCGGCCATTGCTTCTGCGGGCCAAGCTGCCCGCGACTTGAGCGCGCTCATGCAAACGCCTCTTCCGGCACGTCCCGGCCCAGGCTTGTCCTAGACCACCTCACGCCTTGGCTATCTCCGTAGGCGTGGCCCAGCGTGATTAGCTCGGCCATCTCTGCCACGGTCATCCGGCTTGTGGACTGGCCCAGCACAACCAAGCCCCCATCAATGCCACGGGCCATGCGCTGGTGCCGCTTCAGGCTGGCAGTAAGGATGTGTTTCACTTCCTCGGGGCTAAGCTTGACCATCTGCCCGTCCACGGCCCATTCGCACTGCTGGCTCAAGTCGGTTAGCAGGCTCCAGAAAAGCGCGTTCTGTTCTGTGCTGCGCGTGGCGCGCTTGATTTCAAGCGTCAGGCGATGCCCGGCCATGAGCATCGCTTTCGCCCAAGCCCAAGCGCGCATCAGTTCGGCGTGGCCGCTCTGTGCGTCTCGCAGCGTGAGAGAAAGGCGCTCAGTCACACAGCCCTCGCCGCGCAAGATGAAGCCGGGCTGATGTACTCGCCAAGCCGGCAGGCGGAGAAGAGCCGCCAGCTCGGATCATTCGCGTCCGGGCTGTAGCGAGGCGCAGGAGCGTTGTGGACTTGCTTCTCCAGGCCTTCGGGGATGTTCATCGGCACATCAGCGCCCCAGGTCGCAACCTTGACGCGAACGGCCGGGACGGGTTGAGCCCTCATGCTGTTCGCCCATGTCTCGGCCCGCGATAGGCAGTCGAAGTAGCGGCCATGCTTTCCGGGCAGCGGCGCGCGGAACACCAGATTCGCGGCTTGCAGCTTTTGCACCATCCGGCCCACTTGAAGCACGGTGAAGCCCTTGATTTGCGAGGTCTGCATGCCTTCGGGCCCCTTGACTGCGGCGAGGATTGCGGCGCGCAGATCGCCTGTGTGTTGGTTGCTCATCCGCGCACCTCAACGCCGGCCATAGGCGCCGCCAGCGCGGTCACCGTGCCGGGCGGGCTTCTGCTGCGGCTCTGGCTCGCGGGCGTTGTCCTGCTGCGGCTCAAAGCACGACACAAGAATCGAGTCCCGCCCTTCCTCTCGCTGAATGCCTGCCGGGTTGAAACAAGCGTTGAGCATCACAAACGGGCCGTCATCGCCCTGCATCAGCGCGCCGATGTTCATCCAGCGGCCTTTCTCGTTGCCATCGCGGTCGGTGTAGCTGCCGGTTTTGACGCAAAGGTCGTGTGTTTTGCGGGTCATGGTGTAGTTACTCAAAGTTGCCGCGCTTGGCGGTCTTGGTGAAGGAATCAACGGCGCGGTCAGACTCGCGCCACAGTTGCAAAGCGCCCTCGAACATCAGGACGCTTGAGCCACGCCGGCCGCGCCGGTTCTTGGCAAACTCGCAGCCGATGTGCCTGACTTGGGCGTCGTCTTCCGCCTCATCCAGCGGCCACAGGAAAACGATGGCGTCGGCGTCCTGCTCAATCTCGCCCGAGTCGCGCAGGTCGCTCATCTGCGGGCGCCGGCCAGGGCGCTTGTCCACTTCCCGGTTAAGTTGAGACAGGGCAATCACACAGATGCCAAGCTCCTTGGCTAGCTTCTTGAGCCCGCGCGAGATGCTGCCGACTTGAGCCGAGCGGGTATCGCCCTCGCCTTCGCTGAGCTGGATGTAATCGACCACCAGCACCTTAAGGCCCTTCACGCTGCGGGCCTTGGAGTTGATCGCGCGCAGGGTCAAGGCCGGCTCGTCGTCCACCCACAAAGGCAGATTCCCGAGCTTCTCGACCCCATCGGAGATGGCGCCCCACTGAAAATCATTCAGCTTGCCGCTGAGTACCGCCCCGTAGGGGACGCGAGCCGCGTTGACCAATCCGCGCTCGCCTACCTCGTCCATTTCCATTTCTTGGCTCAGGACCGCGGCTGGATGGCCCTCAGAGGCGATCCGTGCAGCGATCTGAAGGGACAGGCTCGACTTACCCACCGCAGGCCTTGCGGCGAGGATGACCAGCTTGCCGGGTTGCAGGCCCCCATTCAGCCGGGAGTCAAAAGCCGGGATGCCCGTGCGCCAGGCCGTCACCGTGCCCTCGGCAGCGGCGTTGATGTTGTCGATCACCCTGCACATGATTTCGGACATGGGCACCGGCTGGCGGCGAGCGTTGCGCGACTCGATGCCGGCGAACAGGGCGCCGATGCGATCCAGCTTGTCGGGCGTATCCCCTTCGCCAAAGGCGATAGCCTGGGCCTCGTCCACCTTGCCGAGTACCGTGCGCAAGAGGGCTTTCCCACGGACGATTTCGGCATAACGGCGAATGTTGCTGGCGCTGGGCACGCTCTGCGCCAAAGCGTTCAAGTACGTCAACCCGCCCGCCCCTTGGGCCTTCGCCCCCAAGGCTTCGAACACCGTCACCACATCGGCAGGCTTGCCCGAGTTGATGAGCCGGCCGATAGCGGCGTAAACGTCCCGATGGTCGGCGCGGTAGAAGTCGGCCTCGACCAGCAGATCAGACGCGCGATCCCAGGCGCGGTTATCGATGAGCAGGCCACCTAGGACGCTCTGCTCGGCCTCGATGGATTGCGGCGGCACGCGCAGGGCTTGCAACTCTTCGCGGGGGTCTTGAAGGTCGTTCACGCCTCCACCGTCCTTTCGATCACATGCGTCCTGCCGCGCTCGGTCAGCAGAAAGTCAAAGTCAGCACGCCAGTTTTCGTGCCCCTTTGTCGGCCTTCGGCCCATGAGGAAATCGTTCGCCGACGCTCGATCAAAGTAGCCCGCGATCCACGTCAGGGCTTGGTCGGCGGTCTGCGCTCGCGGCTCACCGTCCGATTTGCGGCTTTCGAAGACCCACCCCCAGAACTCGCGGCAAGCCTTGTCACGCTTCGCGGTCTTGAGGACAACGCGGGGTAACTCCGGGAGCTTCGCGTGGTAAAGCTCGACGATTTCTTCGAGGGGGGTAGGGGGGTATTTATCTCTATCTCTACCTCTACCTCTAGGTACGCTTTCGCTAACGTCGTTTGCGTTACCTTCGCCGTTACCTGTAGCGTTACTTTTGTGCAAAGCAACCCGTTTTGCCGTCTGCGCGCGGTTTTTTGCCGTGTCGCCGTTGTGTTCTTCGAAGCGAGCAAGCGAAATCCCCTTTTCGGAGATCACAAGCCAACCGACGTTTGCTACTGCTTGAACGAAGCCGGTAACGCCAATCACGCGATCCAGTAACGCAGGAGTAACGCCGGCTGCGTTACCGTCAACTGTGTGTTGGTCGAACCAGCGCCACAGCCGGAACAGCTTCGCAAACGCCAGGTCGGGGTCGTCCCATCCCATCGCGGCCGTGATGGCGAGCATGTGCGGCTTATCAGGCGTCGCGCACTCGATCTTGAGCCAGGGGCCGGCCATCAGAGCCCCAGCCTTTCCGCGATTCGCTGGCACTCGGCCTCAATCTGCTCTGGCGTGGCGTTAGGGTTCGCGGCGATCCAGTACGCCTTTTGGGCGCAGTAGGTGCGGTGAAGCTCTGCGTAGCTCATCAGCGCGCCCTCGGCACGGTGTAAGCCTTGACCCGCTTATCCCCGACATGCACCCAGCGGCTGACCACGTTCACTCCACGGCGGCGCAGTTCTCCGCAGCGCTGCGAGAGGCTCAGGCACCCGGCCAGCTTCAGCGCGTCCAGCGGAGTGACCCAGCGGCGCTTCATGATGCGGTGCAGTTGTTCGGCTTGCGTCATGCTCAGTCCTCGCATTGCTCGTCGTGGATGGGCGCCCATACCGGCTTAGGCTCAGGCAGGGCCGTGGAAAGCGTGCCGTCCTGGTGGCGGATAAAGCCCTTGCCATCAGGCATAGGGGCGGCGCCGTGAGCCAGGCGGGCGATGAGCGCGAGGCTGATCATTGATTGACCTTTTTGGTGCGCGGCAGGCGCGGCATCTTCCCAAGTAGCGATTCCTTTACGGCCTCGCTAGCCGTCCTTGTCGTGCCGGCTCGAATCAGCCAAATGGCCCGCTCGCTAACGCCTGACGCCCTGGCTAGGGCTCTAATCTGGTGCGTAGCCAAGCGCTGCAAGCGCTCTGCCAGTTGTGATGTCTTCATGGCTCAAATTATGGGTGCAATGCGTTTCAGCGCTATTAGGGTTTGTACTAATGCAATAGGCTGCACTTTGCGGCTACATTCTATCCATCGCCCAAGACAACCGCAAAGCGGGGGCAGGAGATGCAGATGTTGAACATCGAACCGATCAAATTGCTCAAAGGCTCGCACGCCGACACCGCGCAGACCGGCCAGGGTTGCTTCATGAACGTGATCGCCTATCTCAACGGCGAGCCGCAAATTACCGATCAATCGCCATGCGTCTGCGTCACCGTGCGCCCGCTGGCTATTCGCCTGAACGACACGGCAGACGATGAGCAGCGACAGCGCCTGTTGCCGTTTGTGATGCGAGCTATGGGTAGCGCCACGAAAGACAAAACGATTTTTGATGCGCGCTTTGCCCGTTTGCGTCAGTACGGCGCCGAGTGTAAAAAAGTGCTGAATACCGCCAAGGCCGCATTGGCGAAGTTCCCGAAGGCCGACGCCTACGCCTACGCCTACGCCAAAGCCTACGCCGACGCCTACGCCTACGCCGACGCCGACGCCAAAGCCAAAGCTCAGATCAAGGCCATTGCTGACGGCGTGCGCCACGATCTTTTCGAAGCCGGTCTGCGCTATCTGGATGACGTGCTTCCGCCCGCTGAGCCGGTCGGAGTCGATGTCATTGCACGCGCTCAAAAGCTGGTTGAATTGGCTGCCGCCTAACCCCAGGAGAAAGCCATGCACGTTCCCGCCGATTTCGCCAATTACCCGCTTGCCTACATGCCTGTAGAGGGCGCGTCTGTCCCGATTCACTACGAAATGATCGACGGTCGCGCCGTCTTGCTGGCCGCGAAGCTGAATGAGCGGTGGGTGCTGCCCGACAAGGCTTTCCCCACGTTCTATGACGAATGGTGCGCCGAGATTGAGCGCGGCGCAGCGCAAGACGCCAGCGATGACCGGGCGGTTATGGCTCGCGTCAGTCACGTTAGCGCCTCGGTGGCCGAGTGGATCAATCGGAGGGCCGCATGAGCGCGAAGCACACGCCTGGGCCGTGGGCCGCATCGATGTGGGCCGATGACGTTGTTGGCGCTGTCGGCTGGAGCATTGGCGAAGGCAACACCGGCTATCGAGTCCCGATGAGCACGTTTGAAACGGACGACGAGGAAGTGGCTGAGGCCAACGCCCGCCTGATCGCTGCCGCGCCTGATCTGCTGGGTGCGCTGCAAGTCGTCGTTGCCGACTGGACTGCGCAATTTGAGCGCAACGGCCATCTGGCGCCCGCCTGGTGCAAACAGGCCAGGGTCGCCATTGCCAAAGCCACCGGGGAGGCCGCATGAACCGCTACCACCCCGCCGACTTCGCCATTCTTTTCATCGGCCTTGCCGTGGTGCTTGGCCTTGCATTGGGAGTGATTTGATGAACACCAAGACTGTGACCCTGGCCGGATGGCTGGTCTATGACCACTTTAAGGCTAAGCGTCCCATATCATTCCCGGATGGCCCGTTTGGTTGGTGCCCATGGAAGCCGTCCGACGACAGCGAAACCGTAGTCTTGCGCGAGCAAGCAATCACCATTGAGGTGCCAACCGACTTTGATCCTCGCCCGCAGCAAGTGCGGGCGCTCGAAGCCCAGAAGCGCGCACTGCAAGCCAAGTTCGCAGAGCGCTGCACTGAGATTGAGCGCCAGATCAACGAACTGACGGCCATCGAATGCAGCGGAGTGACGGAATGAACACCGCACACATTGCCGACGAGCAAGCGCACGCAGTGGACGACACCGCTGGCCTTCGCCCGTACTGCACTGGCCTTTGCCATCAGGGCCGCAAAAATTGCGACTGCCCCACCGGGGCCGCTGAAGCCTGCACAGAGCTAGGCGCAGATGCACACGCAGACCTGAGCCGCGTAGACCGCGTTTTCTGGGCCTACGTCATCGCTGGTCTGTCTATCTGGCTTGCCGTCATCACGGCTTGGCTGGCATGAGCTACCCGCTTGAGCGCCTGCCCGCGTGGGCTGGCTT